CGGAATAAATAAGTATTTCGCCATGTTCACTGCCGGAGTTGCAGCCGTAACCGGTTTGACGTTTGCACTGAAAAAATTCATTGATATGCGCAATGAATTGGAAGACTCAAAAGCAAACCTGAAAGCATTAACCGGACTTGGTGACGCTGATGTTAGTAAGTTGGAAAGTTATGCACAGGAGATGGCAACAAAGCCTCTCGAGGGTACAAAAATACGTATTCGGGCAACTGTAGCGCAGATTATTGAAGCCTATAAACTTGTAGGATCGGCAAAGCCTGAATTGCTCAAAACTCCTGAAGCTCTAAACGAAGTAACAAAACAATCGATGATATTGGCGGCAGCTGCCGGCATGCCGTTATCCGATGCTGTTCATGGAACTGTTATCGCGCTAAATCAATACAGTGCCGGTGCTGATCAGGCCGCAAAATATGTAAATGTGCTGGCGGCAGGTTCTCAAGCCGGTGCTCAGGAAGTTCCCTATATTTCCGAAGCTCTGGTGAAGTTTGGTGCTGTAGCCAAACTGTCAAATATACCTATAGAACAATCGGTAGCTTTGATTGAAGCCATTGGCGAAAAAGGATTTCAGGCTGAAGTTACCGGTACCGGATTGAAAACATTCTTCACTAAACTTATGGCCGGTGCCAATGAAACCAATCCGGCAATTGTTGGAATGGATATGGCACTTGAAAATTTGAATAAGAAATTTTCGAAAGCGGGTGGATTCTCTGAAATGGTCAAACTTTTCGGTCAGGATAATGTCGTAGTTGCTCAAACTCTTATTGCCAATCGAGCACGATTTACAGAACTGACCAAGGCAGTAACAGGAACAAATACGGCTATTGATCAAGCAACCACAACCAGTGCTACCAATGCCGCTAAAATGGCACAGGCACAAAATCAATTTTCTCTTTACGGTATGGAATTAGTAAAAAATCTAAATCCTGCCATGCTTAATGCAACTAATCTGGGAAATGATTTTTTGAAAGTACTGATAAAATCTCCGGGATGGTTTAAAGAAAATGCCAGTTTATTGGCTACTTTGTCCATTGTGATGATAGCCTACACTTTAGCAGTCAGTTATAATACTATAGCAAAGAAAGCAAATGATTTGGCAACTAAAGCCCTGGACAGTTCTACCGCTAAATTTTTCAAAACCCTGCTCACTAATCCTTATGTTGCCATGGGTGTTTTGTTAGCCGGCATCACGGTATTATTTTACAAATTGGCTACAGCGCAAAGTGCTGCCGAGAAAGCATGGAAGGAATATAATAAACAATCTGCTGTAGAAATAAATAATGCTAATCAATTGTTTGAGGCTGCAAAAAAAACGAAAGAAGGTACAACGGAACGAAAAACGATTATTGACAAAATAAATTCGGTTTATGGTCAATATTTGAGTAATCAGCTTACTGATAAGTCAAATTTGGAAGCTATTACAAAGGCTCAAAACGAAGCCAATATAGCACTTCGTGAAAAACTAGCTATACAGATTAAAGATCAGGCAAAAGCGGATGTAATTACCAAAAGAACTCCATTACAAGCAAACCTGATGGATAGATTAAGCAATGAAGTCACATCAGAAAAAGGAGTCAACTTCAGTGATGCTATTATGGATCAGGTAAAGCAGATTCTTGATAAGAATATTCCGGTAGACCCCAAAAAAGCATATAATGAGGCTAAAAACTACCTTAAAAAAATGATGGGTAGTGGAATGAAAGATAGTATGTATTCGGATTTAGGGGAATATGTGAGTTCTCTTACAAATATGAATAAAGAATTATCGGAAATTGACAAACGATTCGATCGTATATTGCCAAAAACAAAACCTGTAAAAACGACAGTTATCACTCCTCCACTAAATACTCAGAATGATACCGGGATGTTTGGTGGAGATACCAAAGAACTTCAAAAAGCAGAACTAGACCAGGTAGATAGATGGATGGCCAAAGAACATGCAAAATTCAAAAACAGATACCTTCAAAATCTTGATGATGAGGAAACCTATCAAAAAAACATCTTAAATGTCACTCGTGAAGGTTTAGTATGGAAACAAAGTCTGTATACTCAAAAAGACAAAGAGTATTTCGAGTATAAGAATCAGATTGCCGATATCGATATTAAATTACAAACTGATGCTGAAAAACTGAGCCTGAAAGCAATGAAAGAGTTGCAGGATCAGCGATTAAATGCGATTGCTATTTATGATAACCTTTCTCGCGAAGAGTTGAATCAAAAATTAGAGGATGATTTAATTACTCAAAAGGAGTATGATAATTCGATAATGGCACTCGATAAAGTTCTGGCCGAAGCCAGACTTGATGCTGCTAAAGAACACAGACGTGATGTTGATTCTTTTCAATTTAAATCTAACGCCGATAGAGTAGCTGCCGAGTTGGCCGCCAATAAGGAAATTGAAGATGCTGCAAAAAATCTATCAGATGTCGAAAAGAAAATTTATCATCAGAAAATTTCCGATCGGAAAGAAATCGAGAAACAAATTTCTGAAATTGAAAAAAAATATGGAATTGATGATCATAACTCTAAACAAAAGGAGTATGCCAATGCTCTAAGTGAATTAAAAACAGCATATCAGGCTCAGTTACTTCTGTACGAAAATGATGAAAAGAAGAAAAGAGAAATAACCGAACGATACGAAAAGGATGTAACTAAGATAAAAGTTAAGCAAGCAGAACAAACAGCTCAGGAAATCTCCGAAATCATGACTGCTGCAAGTAATCTCTCTCAGACTTTACAAGAGTCTGAAACATTAGCAGTTGATAATAAATATGCAGAACAACTTAAAGCTGCTAAAGCTGCCGGAAAAGATACTACAGCATTAGAGGCTCAAATAGAGGAAGAAAAGAAACAAATAAAGAAAAAATATGCAGATATAGACTTTGCAATAACAGTGGGTCAAATAATTGCCAATACTGCACTGGCAGTTATGAAAGCAGCTCCAAATATTCCATTACAGGTTCTTGAAGGTATTTTAGGTGCTGCACAATTAGGTGTTGCTGTTAAGCAGAGAGAAGCTACTAAAAATCTTTGGACTGGAGGATTCACTGATCCCGGAGATAAATATAAGCCGGCCGGTATTGTTCATGCCGGTGAATTTGTGGCTAATCAGGAAGCGGTGCGCAGCGCACCTATGCGAAAAGTTTTCAACCTTGTAGACTATGCGCAACGCACCAATACCATAGCACGTATTACGAGCGAAGATATTTCCCGTGCAGTTGGAATAAGGCAAGGCTTATCATCTGGATCAAATTCAATAACTACGAATGGAAGTTCTTCGGGGAGTTCGGTTGTAAACGTAGATTTATCGTTAATCCGTGAAACAATGGCACAAACTAATGCCATAAACGCCATGTTGGTGGCTGAACTGAAAAAAGGAATTGGTGTAAAGATGTCTGGGAATAATGGCATTGCAAAAGTTACGGAAGACTATAACAGACTACTTAAAAATGCAGGAAAATGATGCAATTATTTATAAATTTCAAAAGTTCAACCGAGTTGCCGGAATGGAATGAGGTCGTTTTACCCGATGATTATTCTTTCACTGAGACCGAAGAAAACCCTGAAATAACTTCATTAGGAACTTATACGCTTGATATCACAGCTTCGCTATTGGAGTCCAAAAATGCGATTGCATTTCAATTTATCAATAGAGAAAATAAATCGGATGTGAAACAAACGGCTTTTGCTCGTAAAATTGAATATGGGAGAATAACTTCCGGAACGATAGAAATTCAGAAAAATACGGATATTGATGTTACTTTTCAATTCCTTGCCGGAAATTCAGAACTTAATTATATTGCTCAGAACGACAAAAAGATTTGGGAATACGATTGGGGAACTGAATCGGCAATTGATTATGCCCGGGCATTGCTTAGTATTAATGAAATTCATTATGGTGCTTTTAATTTTATTTGTACACCGGTAATACTAAGCGATGAAATTGTGAACTCCTATACAATTTCGGCTGATACTGCTACTCCAGCAATGGCAATAAATGGGATTAATGGAAAAATAGTGATGCAACCCTGGTTACTTTATTATATCAACAAGTTTCCTGAGATGTTAGGATATACACTTGTATATAATGTTTTGAATGATGATCCGAGAGCAAAAATTATGTATTTTTTGAACTCCTCAGGTACGTTGAAGTATGCTGATGCGTTACCTGATTGGACTGTGACGGAATTTAAACAATATATAGAAGAGTTCTTCAATGTTTCATTTCTTGTGGATGCTGCAACTAAAACTATATCTATTCACTCGCTCCAGTCTAATCTAACCAATAAAAAAATCATTTCGCCGGTAGTATTGGATTCATTTGAACGAGATTATACGGAAGAATCAAAGTCGATAAGGCTTGATTTCACCCGGGTGAGTTATGATTTAAATGATTCTAATTATTTCAAATGGAATTGCTTATCTGACGTCGTGTTGAAAAATTACAAGATCGTTGATTATGCTAATTTGGACGCGATAAAAACATGGTTGAAAACGCATTCAACAGATGACGTGGCCCCTCTAAATCTTATTTTTCATGATGTTGAGAAAAATGATCATTATATACATGTTACAAATATTCAGCCGGCTGCCGTTTTATATACGTTGCCAATAATACAGGATGGTGATTTTGATTTTGTTCGCAGAATCCAACTGATTGATAAATTTTCAGCAGTCGGTAGCGATACTACTAAAGAATTATCATTCAAAATTATTCCGGCAGAGATGGCAAAATCTTATGTCAATGTAAACGTAAATTCCGGGACGGCTAAAGCTTGTTTCCAACTTCCAAAATATTCAAACGCTTATTATATACCACAAACTAAAACATTAATTGAATCGGTAGAGGGGACAGAATCGAGTATTACCCGACCTAGTAAATTGGAAGTAGTTTTATATACCGGAAGAATAAAAACGTATTTTGAAACAAGAACTGGATACATCTTTGATATTCCCACATTATATCCGTTCAGCCATGTAGATTTTGTCCCTGAATTCTCATGGACAACTGACAGAGACAATTTGCTGAAATTGAAAACTTGGGCTGAAACTTATTTCATCCCTGCTGTTCATACAACTTTGCGGTTAAAAAATGCAGGTGGAATAATTGCGGACTACCTTCAAGCGACAGTGATAGATACATCAAAAGAATATGTGAAAACATTGATTGATGAGCCAGATATAACGGCGAATAGTATCATTTTATTCAATAATATGAAATACATGCCGATATCTTTTGAGCGGGAAAAATCCCGAGTGCAGAAACTTGTAAAGGGGATATTTTATCGAATGAAAATTTAAATCTCAGTGGCAAAAGTGGAAATATTATTATCAGTATTTCCACTTTGTTTTTTTAAATATTCTTCTGTAGTTGCAAAACTTGCATGCCGAAGATGGTTTTTCAAATCATAAGGTTTAGCTCCGTTTTGAATCAAAGATATCGCTCCAGTATGCTTCCAAGAGTAGAACTTATGATCAGGTGAAATTTCTAAGACTTCACGATATCGATTGAATCGATCACGCATTGTATTCTTCCCCAGTGGTTCGG